CTTAGTGGCGAGATCTCCGAGACCTTTTTGGGTTTCTTCAACAGAGACTTTCTCCACCTCCAACTCCTTGGTAAGATTGGTAAGAGTCTCAATCTGCCTTTCGCCCTCGTCAATACGTGACTGGATTTCATCCGATCGTTTCTCCTTATTTGTCTCAAGAGTGTCTACATATTCTTTTTGTAGAGTCGCTTTCTGCTTTAGAATCTCGAGACGACTATCTGCGGCGGTCAACTTATCCTTAATCTCGATAAGTTTGTCTTTCAAGACACTATTCATCGTAGTAAAGATCTGAATGTCAAGAATGTCTTCAATAATCTCGCGACGAGTAAACGCAGGAAGTTGCATGAATGGAGTAAAGGATGCGCTTCCCAGAATAACAATCTGAGTGAACGACTTATAATTCATCTTTAGAATTGATTCTTCGAGATACTTCTGATAGTCACGAGCAGCAGCGTCTTGGTTAATAAGTTCTCCGTCTGCATAAATCTCGAAAACATTTGGTTTAATTCCGCGAACAATCTTATACGACTTACGACCAGTCTGAAATTCAATCTCAACCAGCAAGTTCTTCTTGTTGATGGAATTGATCAACTGTGGTTTATTGATGTTACGAAACGGTTTATTAAACAGCGCAAAGCAAAGTGCATCGAGCATAGTCGATTTACCACCACCATTCTCACCTACGATTAGGGTGCTAGGTGAACGGTCCAATTTAATTTCTGTAAACTGGTTGCCCGTCGACAGCATATTTTTCCATCGAATAGTATTAAAATTAATCATACGGTAACGTTCTGTGCCTCAACATAGAGAGTTTGTAGAATAGATTTGATTCTAGTCTTTTCTAGGTCTGTTGAAATAGTATCAACGAAGTCAGATAGAACTGTCATTGTATCCTCGACATTAAATTCTTCATCACCGATCGCCTCAGTCTCAAATTCAGAGAAGTCTTCGATAATCTTTAGTTCGAGAAGATTGCAGTCATATAGTTTATCGACAAAACGATCGAACTTATAGAAGTCAGTTTTCTTAACAACTACTAACCGAACACAACACCCCACAAGTGCGCTAAGATCAAGCAAACTAGGGTCGTCAGTAGTGTCATCATAATAGATTTTATGAAATATCCTGTTCGGGTTTTCATAAAATTCGATCTCGTTAGTTTCCGTGTCATAAATGTGATACCCTCGAGGATCATTATAATCGCTCCAAGTAAACTCATAAGTATTGCCAAGATAAACAACGTTACCGCTACGACTACGATGGTGGAAGTGACCAGAACAAACAAGAGGAAACTTGCTGAAATGTTTTGTATCCATTCCATGGTCGTTCGTATGCCCGCGATACATCTGGAACCCAGCGAATTCAAAGTGTCCGAATACGGCCTGTGCATTTGAGGCATTAACAGTCTCCATAGTTTGGTCATAGTTACCCGAACAAATCCATGGAACGAGCAGCAGGTTTTTGCCATCGATAATAATATCTTCCGTTTCGGAATAGGTAATTACGTTTGGATATTCTCGTAGTAACAGATCGAGTGCATTAACGTCATTTGTATTCTTAAAGAATGTGTCGTGGTTTCCTGCGATCATATGAACATCGATACCAAGTTCGACTGTCCGATCGAAGAAATACTCACGACACTTCTTCAGTGTATTGAAGTTGATATACTTCCGACGATCAAAGACATCACCCAGATGGATAATGGTTTTGATTTGTTCACGTTCTAGATGCGGGAAGAAAACTTCAGTATAGAATTTATTAAAGAAGTTGTCGAAGGGAATTGAATCCGATCGCGCACCAAAGTGTGTGTCGGTAATTAACGCAATTTTCATACAGTACGAATCGCCTTGCGAATATCTGCATAAAATTGATCAATGATTACTCGCATCTTTGCCCTTTCAGAAGGTGTTGCACCACGAATGTCAAGATAGATGTTGGCATTTAGTGATGTTTCACCAGCGTCTTCTTGCATGTCCGAAACCATATCATTAGTTAGAAGTTGTGTATTAATTATCATAGTAACCTCACTTAGATGCAGGGGCAGGGGCAGCAGCGGCAGGAGCAGCATCAACTGCATTCTGAATTACATCGACGGGTTCAATTGCAGGCAGTTCACCTTCACCCGCAAGATGCACAAGATTAATATTACCATCACAAAGCATATAGTGTTGATTGACACCAAGGCGACTAGATTCGAGGTAGATACAACCAGCATTTTGGCGAGTAACTTGAGTCACCTTTTCTTCGTGGTTTGAAATTGCAGTAAACAAGGCAAGGGATGGGACAACAATTATTGCAGCGAGGGCGAGATTGCCCTTGTTTTTACCAACCCAATCATAAAACTTATTCATATAAAACCTCCATAGTGTTAATAATAGATCAACTATACCTCAAATTCAATCAAAGATCAAGGTTTTTTTCTTCTTTTTTATCAAAATATTTTGGTCGACGTTTAGGCATAGGAGTCTTTGGAGGTTGATTATCCATAGAACTATCATATGCGTCATCAATTTGTTTACGGAGATAATTGATAAACTCGTTGGTATGTTCGGAACCATCTGCGTCCTCAGTAATGATACTGTTGACATCTAGATTCTGAATATAACGATACTTGGTTGCCATATGCTTTTTTTCTTTCTGGATTCGACGCAGAAAAGCATAGTATGTAATTTGTGTAAAGTAGGCAAAGGGATTGGATGATTTGGCAGGATCAAAGTTATCAAGATATGTAATGCAGTTCTCGATACCGTCTAGTACCATCTCTTCTCGATAACTGTAGTTGATGAAGTTTGCCTTATATGCGAGGTGATTGGCAATCTTGACAAAACATTCCCCGATATAATTTGGAACACGAGGTTTTTGTCTCCCTTCTGCCTTGGCAGCGAGAACCTTGTCACGATATTCTATCATCGCAGCGAGAAATTCTTTATTGTTTACGTAATGTACGTTAGTTCTTGTCTTTGCAACTTTTGCCATTATAGTTTCCCATTAATATAACTCCTTTATACCGCAAATATGTTACAAAGTAAATAGTTTTTTTAATGTTTTTCTTCAAGAAAACTGTTGACTTGTTCACGTATTCAGGGTATAAAGACTATGTCGTCTATGAAATGAATCATCTAATTAAGTAGATTGTTCTTCTTTAGGTAATCGGCGGTCGTGGCGACCCACTCTTCGATTTCCTCTTCCTCCTCTTCGGGGGGATTTTCTCTTGTTTCAAGATATCTTTTATACTGATGCTGCACGTCATCCTTCAGGGTGCCGACCAACATCACGCTGTCAGTCGAGATAACAAATTCTGTTTCTTGACATACTGCCAACCATGGTTTGAAAATGAATCCCTCGGCGACACCATTACCAGTAGGCATTTGATATGCAACGATCGCGACAGGATTCTTTATTTCGATCTCATAAGAGTCAAACAGTTCCTGTTGGGATCCAATATTTGTGGCGCACATAATCATCTCGCCATCTTTCATTTTAAGTAGTCTGATATAATCTTCAGTCATCAATCGGTAACCTTACAATCTTGTAGTTGAAACCTTCTTCATTATAAATCTTCACACGCTCTACCATATGATTGAGCGTATAATTCTTTTTAGACTTCCACGATAAGTCATCGCCAATATCAAAAAGATTACAACGTTCTTTCTGATTACCCTTTCTCAATCCGCGACCAATAGATTGAAGATTTCTAATGCGGGATTTAGAGGGTGAGGCGAACACTACATTATGGAGGTTACGTATATTTATTCCCGTAGAAAAGGTTCCGTATGACGCAACAATAATTGCATCAGATTCTTTCTCGGTAATAGAACGGATCTGTTCTCGCTGCGCAGTATCAGTCCCACCGTAAACGAAAAATACTTTTCGAGAAGTTCCTGCCTTTTCTTTAATCATTTGATAAAGAACATCACCATGCTTCTCCACAAACTGGAAAAGAACTAGCGTATTACCCTTTTGAGATACTGACAGATTGCGAATGACCACATTTCGTTTGTGGTTTTTAACCAACCAGTCCATTTCTTCTTGGTATGTTTGACCTTTGACTGCCTTCTTAGTTTCATCGCTATAGTCTAGAAGCAAGCAGGTAATCTTCAACTCAGCGAGGTCTTTGTTGTCCATAAGTTCTTTGGTAGTAATTACCCGATGAACCTTACCGAACAGACCCTCCAAAATCAACTTGTGTGTCTTAGTCCCGTCGAGAGTACCAGTAGTTCCGATGCGAAACTTAGTCTTGGTGCACTTATTGAAGATTGAGGTAAGGGACTTTGCCTTGAACAAGTGCGCTTCGTCTCCGTAGATAACGTCGAATTCATCGAAGAACTTTTTCGGTAACTTGTAGATGGACTGCCATGTTGAGATGACGATGTTTGATTGGTTTGACTTTTCAAACCCAGCGTAAATTTTCGAGCAGTTATTGGCAACATGCCACGTACTATCTTCGTGTGAGTAATCGGCGAAGTCGCCATACATCTGTTCGACCAGTGATGTCGTAGGAACAATGACCAACTGCTTGCGATTAAACTGTTGATGGTAGCGCAGAAGAAGATAGATGATCAGGGATTTACCTGAGGCAGTAGGAGAGAGGAGCAGAGTTCTGCCGATGCGAATTGCATATTTGACAGCGTCGATCTGATATTCTCTTGCCTGAATTGGACTTCCTTGCGAGGTAAGGTTCAGACTCTCGGCAAATTCTTCTAGATAATCGATGTCAACTGGATCGCCGATCGGATCCATATTGACATCCATTTCGTAATCAGATCTTGCAGCAAACTCTCTTAGATATGGAAGCAGACCAACGTAAAGTTCTTTGGTCCACATGTTGAATAGTCGCGCCTTACCGTCCCACATTTTTGCCTTGTAGGTTGGCATGAATCTTGCACCAGGAACGTCGAAAGTAAAGTAGTCATTCAACTCCGAAGCAATCGAAGGATCGCTTTCGATATTCAAGTAGACTTCATCTTTCTTGGTAACTGTTAAGTCGGACACTACATTAATCCGTTAGTAAACTTTGTCCACTCGATAGCATTCTTGATTTCCCAACCACGACCATTTAGTGAACGGATAATTTGCTCTAATTGGTAGAGCATTGCTTTCATATATTCGACTTTGTCTACGCAACGAATGACATCTTCATCGCAGTTAACAATATCTTCGACTTCATTCTTCAGAGGTTTCAATCCCTGGAATTGATTCCAACCGAGTTCTTCCAGTTCCTCCCGAGTCATTTCACCCCGATAGTATTTAAACTTGGTGCGGCGAAGACGCAGGTAGTCTGCCTCGCATTTGCGAAGTTGCAACTTGGTATTGGAAAGGATGTTTAAATATTTCGCATGCAGTTCTGCGATTTGAATCGAAGATTTACCAAGATCTAGTTCGTTGATCTTTGCGTCTTTTGTCCACATGTCTTGGATTTCAGATAGTTTCATATAACCTCACAATAAAATAATTTAATCATACTACAAATTTTGACAGAAGTCAAGGGATTTATACTGTCTCAATCGTGTAATATCTATATTTGAATGCCGCGACTCCTACGAGATATTCTACAGATCCGCCTGAAATATCAAAATCCAATGCCTCTAGACTGATAGGAAATAGATCATAATATGTAATCTTGACATTTGGATTGTTATCCGAGTCCAAGATGAAGAAGTCAGCATCTGAGAAGTTGGCAACTGCACCTAGTCGTTTCTCTGGAACTGCTGGAAATCTATACGACTGTGACTTATTCCAGTTTTTATATTGATCGTGGTTCTCAGGGAATGATAGACCTGTTAACCAGTTGTATAATTCTTTATAATTTGCCATGTTTTCTTGGACGAGGAACCGAATGACAAGTTCGCCAAACTGTGGTTTCTCTCCTGGATTATACAAGGCAGACAAAGGAGTTTCAGTTGTAGTAAATCCAATACTGAACGATGGAATATTTGCTGCTTGACAGAAATATGATACGTTTGGTAGTGTATGGATCTGGAATTTGAATCCATTTGGTTTTAGATAGTCGAGATCGCTTGGTTGCGAGTTGCTCCAAGATCCTTCAGTTATGTTTGTTGTCGTTGATACTACCATGAATTCCTCCAATTACCGTATATTTATAATGAAAAAGGGGAGAGCATTTCTGCTCCCCCCAGTTTCTACAATCCTCTCTCTAATGGAGAGGTACTGATTACATAAGGTTTGCAACCTTAACACGACGATAGTAGTGGTTACGTGAAGCAGTGAATGTATCACCGTCAGTTGTACCATCTGACTTCAGAACGAATGGGTTAGCAATCATGCCGTAACGTGTCTTGAAACCAATTTTTGGTTGGAAGGTGTTAGGATCGATTGCACGAACCATTTGTAGTGGAACGTATGGGCAATAGAAGATACCAGCGTCATAAGCATTCGCACCCTTATAACCAACAACGTAGAACTGCGATGCAGCACCTTGGTTTGCTGAGTAAGGATCAACGTATACCTTGTAACGACCGTTCAGAGTACCAGCGAAGGTGTTGCCTGTGTCGTCAACATTCATCGAAGGCGAACCAGCAAGCGCACCACCTGTGTCAAGCATACCTGCCATTGCAAGAGCAGCAGCAACGTCTGACGAACAGATGATGAAGTTACCCTTACCACGACGAGTGTCTTGAGCGATTACGTTAGCATCACGTTCGATGTTGAACAGAAGACCCTTGAAACGCTCAACGCTCCAACGACCGTTCGAGTCAACGTCAAGGTCGAAAGTACCAGGAGTTGCAGTCGATGCTGCACCTGTCTTAGCAACCTTATAGATCGTACGGATAACTTCGCGGTTGATTTCAGCAAGAATTTCTTGTGAAAGGATATTCGAAAGTTCTGACTCAGCGTCAAGACCGTGAATTGCCTTGAGATCCTGTGCCAGTTCGACAGTGTATTCTGCCTTCAGCGCACGAGTCTTAGCAGTAACGGTTGTCTTCTCGATGCTGAATGCCATTTCGTTGAAGTCTTCGCCTGTACCACCAAGTGCTTCAGCGTCTGCAGTAGCAATACCAGTACCTGTGGTATAAGTACCATCGACTGGGTTTGAACCGTCGTGTGCAGTACCGTTTACGTCACCCGAGAAGTCTGTGTCTGCTTCGTTGAAGAGAGCTTCGGCACCGTCTTGTGTGCTGTAGCGCGACTTCATAGCGAAGATAAGACCAGTTGGACCAGTCATTGGTTGAACGCCAGCAACGTCGTATGCCATCAAGTTAGGCAGTGCACGACGAACGAGCGAGATTAGGATTGGGTCGTACTTGTCGATGTTACCATCGCCAATGTTGTTACCTGGAGTTTCGAAAAGTGCTGAACGCTCTTCTTGAAGAGCCTTTTGCTGGTTTTCGAGGACAACTGCAGTAACTGCACGCTTGTAGGAATCCTTGATCTGTCCCATGCCTTCATGGTTTAGAACAGGCTCCCACTTCTTCTGTAGAGATTCTGAAAGAAACATTTTTTTCTCCTTGTAGGGTTTTATTTCAACTTATTATTTATATAAAATTAGATTTGCGATGACATTTTGTCTAGCGCCTTTGCATACTTCTCCATGATTGGAGATGCGCTAAAGTCGGCAGATTCAAAAGTGTCTGTCATCTTTTCTTCTGTATTAGGTTGTGCTTTAGGGAAATAGTTTTCTCTAATGACATTCAACTTTTCTTCGAAAATTTCTGCATTCTCGAATTCTACATCAGCGACAATACTTACAAACTTCTCAGCGTCAGTCTTAGCGAGGTTTTCGGTAACCGCGATTAGTACGCTTTCTCTTTGTAGTTTAGTATTCTCAGCATGCAGTTCTACATTAGCAGATACAGTTTCGTCCAGACGAGCTTCAAGTTCTTCAATCTGGACTTTCATTTCACCAAGCACATCATATTTCTCTTCAGGAACCTCAATATAGTGTTCCGAAAACAGATTCTTAAGTCCTGCAATAAACGACTCAGTGATGTCAGAACGGAGACCGTTCTCAACAGCGAGTTCGTTTTCAGCAATATACTGTTCAGCGACATAAGTTAGATAAGAATCAACCTTTTCAACGAGGTCGTTCTTGAATTCTTCCATAAGAGCAGCAGCTTCTTCGATAAGTGCTTCTTCAAGTTGCGCTGCCTTAACGTTTACAGATGCAGAAACCATTGCTTCAAACAGCGATGCTGCCTTACCACGGAATTCTTCTGTTAGATCTTCGTTGCCGTCGAATAGAGTTGCAAGTTCTGCTGAGAAATCTTCTTCAAGATCTTCATCTTCTTCTGCATCTTCAGCATCTTCTAGATCTTCATCATCTTCGATTAGATCTTCGTCTTCTGGTTCTGCTTCTTCTTTCTGAAC